GCGACGCGCCCCGCCGGTCCGGCCATCGCCCCGGGCCTTCCCCGGGCGCGCCGGCTTCAGCCCGCGCCGTGACTCACGGGGGTCGATGCAGGGGCGTCGTGGCGCTCCAGCCGCCAGTCGACGGGCTCCAGCCCCCGCGAGGCCAGGAAATCATTGACCCGGGAAAAGGGGCGGGAGCCGAAGAAGCCGCGATAGGCGGAGAGCGGCGAGGGGTGCTCCGACTGGTGGAGCAGGTGCCGGTTGCCATCCAGCAGCGGCGCCCGCCGCCGCGCATCACTGCCCCAGAGAACGAAGGCGACAGGAACGGGCCGCGCATTCACGGCGGCCAGGACATGGTCGGTGAAGCGGTGCCAGCCGGAGCGGGCATGGCTGCCGGGGCGTCCTTCCTCCACGGTCAATGCGGTGTTGAGCAGCAGGACGCCGGCATCCGCCCAGGCGGTCAGGCAGCCATGGGATGGCGGATGGAGGCCGAGATCGCTTTCCAGCTCCTTGTGGATGTTCCGCAGGGAGGGAGGCACACGCACCCCCGGAGGCACGGAGAAGGAAAGGCCCATGGCCTGTCCGGGCCTGTGATACGGGTCCTGGCCGAGGATGACGGCCTTCACGGCCTCCAGGGGGGTCTGCTTCAGGGCGGCGAAGATCCGCTCCGGGTCCGGAAAGATGGTCTTGCCGGAACCCGCCTCGGCCTGAAGGAACACCGCGAGCGCGCGCATATAGGGTGCGTCGAATTCGCCCCCTATCGCGGCCCGCCAGGATGCCGGCAGCGCCGCGCGGGCCTCCGCCCAGGGAGAGGCGCCATCCGTATTCACCTGACCTGGAACCATGCCGTGACTCCGCCTGCAGCGTCTTCGGCCATGCCAGGCCGTGCCATGGCCATATCCGCCAAAGCGGCAGCCGGAGCCACCGGCGGTGATGCATGAACGCCTTCCCGACTCAGCGCGCCACTTCCTGCGATACATGGATGAGCTCCGTGCCCACCGGTGTCGGTGACTGCACGCGGAACTCCTCCTTCCGCGCCGGCGAGGCCTGACGCGTCATCCGCCAGATGCCGTAGAAGGCAATCAGCAACTGCGCCAGCACCGTCATCCAGGGCAGGCTGCGTGGTCCGAAGGCGGACATCGCGGCCCCGATCGCCAGCGGCCCGATCGCCGCACCGGCCCCCTGGACGAGCAGCATCCCGCCCGAAGCCGCCACGAATTCCTCCGGCCGCACGGAATCGTTCACATGGGCCAGGACCACGCTGTAGGTCGGCACCACCAGGCCGCCAAAGACGAAGACCAGGCCGAAATACACCCAGGCCGAGGCACCGGATGGGGTGAGCAGGGCCATGGCGCCCAGCACGCCCACGGCGACGAGCGCGATGACCACCACCAGCAGCCTGCGGTCGATCCGGTCCGACAGCAGGCCGAGCGGCCAGGTCATCGCCGCGGCCCCCAGTGCGCCGGCGGCCATGAAGATCGCGATACCCTGCTGCCCGAGCCCGATGGACTGCGCCAGGACGGGACCGAGCGCGAAGAAGGCGCCCGCGCTGATGCCGCAAAGAAAGGCCGCGACCAGGCCGAAAGGGGACTGCGCATGCAGCCGGAGCAGGTCGATCCGCACTGGCTGGGCCGGCAGCGGCGGTGCCTGGGCCTGGGACAGCGTGACCGGCAGGACGGCGATGGTCAGGATGATCGACACCACGGCGAAGAGCGCGAAGCCGCCCGGATCGGCAACCGGCAGCAGGAGCTGGCCGACCACGCCCGCCACCAGTCCGGTCATGCCGTAGATGGAAAGGATCTGGCCGCGCACCTCGTTGGCGGCGGCGCCGTTCAGCCAGCTTTCCACCACCATGAACAGGCCTGCGAAGCAGAACCCGGTCAGCATGCGGGCGATGACCCAGGCCGCGGGATCGATCCAGAGCAGATGGATCAAGGGCACCATCGATGCCGTCGATGCCAGGGCGGCGAAGCTGCGGGTCTTGCCGACACGCAGGATCAGCCGGCTGGCGACGAGCGAGCCGATCATGAGCCCGGCGGAGAAGGCGCCGCCGATCAAACCGATCGCCGTGTGCGAGAAGCCTTCCATGCCACCACGCACGGCCAGGAGCGTGCCTTGCAGGGTGTTGCCCATCTGTAGCAGGCCGAAGCCCGCAAGCAGGGCGACAACCACCGGGAGGGTTGATGCGAAGGGCGCTTTCTGCATGGCGGCATGCCTTAGCACGAAGCGGCTGGAGAGGAATGGCGTTGGCGGCCCATGGACTTGCCCGAACATGCTAGAATTTTACATAACAAATATTATCGCATCTGCATGCTTTGTTCTCAATGGGCTTGACAAGCTACTGATCTGATTGGAAATCCAATCCCCTCCCCCGCATCGCAAAACGGACCTAATTCGGGGCAATCAACATCTAGATCGGTGATGGATTGCAGTCCTAGGTTCGTTACTTGCGGTTACGATGCGGGTTCTTGTCAATCCCTGAACGCAAAAACCGCCCGGAGCCGAAGCCCCGAGCGGTTGCTAGCCCGGCACCGCCGAGGCGGAGTTGCGGGAACGTTGTGGCGGGCGCCCGTACGGTGTGCCTACTACCCGCCGGCCGAAGCCATGCGGCGCCAGTGTCGCTGCGGGCCGGGCTCGAAACCGGCTACATCCCGTTATCTAAACGGCCGCCGTGAGCTTCCAAGTGGTGTACCTTGCACAGCCACTTGACTCAAGCGGGCGCGAATAATCAAAGTGATGTCCTTCTACTCGCCGCTCACCGCACACTTCGCATGGCATCCGCATTATTTGACCTGAACGAATAGCTTTTGTGAGAGCCGCGTGAGCCGAGTGCTTTTCGGCATGCCTAGCGCGATATCTGCGCTTGCGATCACTATTGCTTAATCCACCCACCCACTTCGGGTTTTTCGCTCCAGACTGATCCCTTCCGGTTGCGGCGCGCGCGGCGGCGCAGGAGAGGGAACAAAGCTTTCCCTTCCCTCTCTTTAGTTCGGCCTCAACCGCCTCGTACGGCTTACCGCATGAAGCGCACGATGCTGGAACTCGCTTCCGCCATTCGGGTTTGAATACCCTCTTCATGTCGCCTTCCACGCCGCCGCATCCCCACAAACCTAGCAAAATCCGTGCGCTAGGGCAAGGAAGTCAGCGCCACCTTCGCCGCCGCCCAGCTCGCCACCCACCGCTCACGGTGCGGCTTCCCCGGGCGCCAGGTGCGCGTGTACAGGTCCCACCCGCCGTCCTCGGTGTCCGGCAGGGATTTCGGGTCGGACCAGAGCAGCAGCCGGGCGAATGCGCAGGCGAGCACATCGTTGTTCTCCAGCGCGCGCCACACGCCATTGACCGTGGCGGGCACCACCAGATCGGCGCAGACCCGCAGGGCAGTCGACGCCGTCGATGGGTGGGACAGGACGCCCTTGACCCCGCCTCCCGCTTCGAATTGGAACCAGCCCATGGCATGGGCGACCGGCATCTGGGCGCGGGCCGTGAACCCGCTCTCCTGCGCGCCGATGGCCAGGATCATCTGCCGGGCCCGCGCATCCGAGGGGATGCCCAGGGTGGAGAGGTAGGCGAGCGTCGGGTTCACCGTCAGGCTCAGGGCCAGCGATGGCGTCATGGGATGGGGCTCCAGGCACAAAAAAGGCGCCCGTTGAGGGGCGCCTGAGTTGGGGGGATGATGACATCCGGACTATGGATGTCGTCGCGTTGGGGTGGGGCTACGACGCCTCGCGAAGCTCCGAGATCAGCCCGGCGGCCCAGCGGAGATGCCGGACCGGCGACCCGTTGCTGTGCTTCTTGCCGGTATCCACGAAGACCGCGAACGGCTTGCCCTTCTCGGTCGGCTCCCAGTAGGTCCGGCCCTTGGCGTCCCGCTTGCCGACCTGATAGCCGCGCTCGGCGATCATCTGGTTAGCAGCGATGCCCGACAGGCCGCCCAATTCCTTGCCGATGTCGCTGGCCGTCAGGTGGTGTTCCTGCTGCGGTGCGATCAGCGTCAGGCCCATGACGGCCAGCGGGTCGGTGCCGGTGAGCGCTTTGACGCCACGGGCGGCGGACAGGGCGGCTTGGTTCTGATCCAGGCCGATCAGCCGGGCGATGGAGAAGAAGCCCCGGAAGTCGCGGCCCAGACTGGCGGCGTTGGAGTTGGCAACCTGCGGCACCTTGCCGGTCACCAGATCATCGAAGGCCCGGATCACGGTCAGGCTGAACGCCGGGCTGATCCACATGGCGAAGTCGTAGACCAATTCCTTCGCGACATAGGTGCCCGGAGCCTTGCCGCCATTCTGGACCGATACCGGCTTTCCGGTATCACTCCTCAGATCTGAGGAGTGATCCATCTCAGCCATCAGGTCCATGGTCCGTTGCAAGCGGAGCCAGTTGGCCGGCTGATGCGTCTTCTCCCCGCCCGCCGCCTTGTGGCAGTCATTCAGGTTGTAGCGGCCTTCTTCGTCCCGGCGGATCTTTGTCCCCAGGACGGTCAGTGTGGTACGATTGGTGTCAGCCAAAGCTGAGGTTCCTGCTCAGTTGCGGTTAGGCCGGGTTGGTGTTTGCGGCACCTCCTGGCCGCTATGACATATATCGCTCATATCCGTATTGTCAATATGGGGTATGAGGGCTATATCGGCCTTATGGCTAAGGCACCCGTCCTGACCGTGAAGAAGCTCATCGCCATGTCGCCTGACATGGTGGCCGCGATTGACGACTATCGCTTTGCCGAACGCATCGGCAGCGAGGCCGAAGCCATCCGCCGCCTGATCGAACTCGGCCTTCAGGCGTCGAAGGCCGAGCCGAAGTCGTGACGCTGGGGTTGCCCCGGTAGTCCAATCGCGGTCGCCCGCTCCTACCGCCAACCCCGCTGGACGGGGCGGATGCGCGGGTGGGTCATTGGTTCGCCACCGGCGCGACCACGGCCGGCGCCGCCAGCTTGGCCTGGGCCTTCTTGATCAGCCCGGCCAGCGTCTCATCCGAGGGCGCCAGCTTGGCCACCGTGTCCGGTAGGCGCTGCTTCAGCGTCTCCACCCCGGTCTCGATCTGGGTCTGGAGCGCGCTGCCCACGGCGGTTGCCATCTCGGCCGCCACGGTCTCGGCTGCGGCGCCGAGGCGGTCGTTCATGCTCTTGAGCATGCGCTCCTGCACGAGCTTGATCAGGTAGGGCGTGAGCACGGTGGCCGCCGCCGACAGGACGGCCGCCAGCAACCCGGCCAGGGCCTGGACGATGGTACTCAGCATCGGTGTCTCCTTGGGATGCCGGGGGACCGCCCCGGCGGCGGGTTCAGTCGCCAGCGCCGGCCATGCGGCCTTCGAGCCGGCCGTTCAGGCGCTCGACCTGCCCGGCCAGCATCTTCAGCGTGGCGCTCATCTCAGGCACGATGTTGGAGAGCTGGTCCATCTTGTTCTCCAGCTTCAGCATGCCGGCCACCAGCCGCGTCTCGATGGCCTGCACCTCGTTGCGGGAAGCCGTCTCCCGCATCCCGGCATCGAAGCGCACCTGCAACGCCGCCAGGGCATTCGCCGTGGCATTCTGCGCGTCGTGCCGGGACTTGCTTTCCTTCTCGATGGCGGTGGAGAGCTTGAGGTCCCCACGCTCGGCCGTGTTCGCCACCTCCATCTTTATGGCCGTGACGCTGGTTTCCAGCTTGGTCGTGAGCGCCCGAAGCTCGGCGTCGATCTCCGCGTCCCGCTTCTCGCTCTGGTTCCGGCTCCAGGTGTAGACGGCCCAGGCGGCCACGAAGACGCCGATCAGCAGCGAGGCGGTCGGGAAGAGGACGGCCAGCCAGAGAGGTAGGGTCAAGTCAGTTCCTCCCGGTGCACCCACTGGATCACGGCGAGGTACAGGCCGAGGCCAGCGCAGATGTTCCACAGGGCCATGCCGCTGGTGATGCCGTTGCCCACGCCGCTGATGAACTGCGCGCCCCCCCAGACGAACCAGAAGGCGCCGCTGGCGAAGGCGACCGGCAGGCGGACCTTCAGGCGCTTGTCCCAGAGCGTCCAGAACAGGCACACGGCATCGGCCAGCATCAACCAGCCCCACTGGCGCTCGGTCAGCAGGACACCGCGGATCAGGGAGTACAGGGGCGAGGTCGGCATGATCTCGCCGGGCGCCACCAGCGTCACCGACGCCAGCGCCGCCCAGAGCGACATCGCACCGACGAACATCCAGGGGTCACGGTAGACCACCGCCAGCAGTCCGGGCGGCGTGACCTTCAGGGCATCGCGAAGTGGCATCACCCCCTCCCCTGGCTCTCGGAGGCGGCGGGCATCAGAAGCTCCACACCTGACGCACCGCAGCCTGCGCGATGGTCGCCATGATCGAATAGCCGGTGTCGTTGGGGTGGGTGCCGTCCGCGTTGACCGCCGCGTTCGGGAAGAAGTCCGGCCCGCCAGCCGGGTCTAGCCCCACATCAACATCGGCCGCGTAGTCCGCGATGGCGTCGAATTTCACGCGCCCGGCATTGGCGCGGATCAGGGTGTTGAGCGCCACCGCGCAGGACCGTTGGAGATCGGTGAATGCACCTCGGTCGATGACGGTCGATCCGAGAACCTTGACCGCACTCGACACCGCCTTGGCCTGCTCGGCGGTCTTCATGATGTTCTCGAAGATCGTCGCGGCCATGACATTGGCATCGGTGAAACTGTTGTTCACGATGTCGTTCGTGGCGGCAGCGAGCAGGATGACGTTGTTGCGCGCGCCCGTGTTGAACAGTGGAGCCACCTCGGTCGCGAACAGCCCCTGGAGGTCCGCGACATTCGCACCCGACCGGCTGGCGTTGTAATACTGCGCCGGAAATCCCAGCAGGTCGCGAGCCCGCCGGATCGGCGTCTGGAGCTTCGTCGCCCGCAGCCCGAAATGGATGCTGTCCCCGCGATAGACCAGCACGTCGGTATTCTGCGGAACCAGGCGGCACCGCGAGGTGAGCGACGCCTGGAGGTTCTGAACCTCGGCGGTAGTCACAGCCCGAGCATAGATCGCGAAGGCGCACCATTCGAAGTCGGAGGCATTCGCCACCGTCACCGCGGCACCGGCCGAGTAGGCTCCGATCTGGCCGCCGTTGTAGGTCGTGGAGTTCGCGACGCTGCTCAGGGATGCCGGCTTGTTCCCGGTCCACATCGTCAGGGCACCGGCATTGACGTTGAAACCGTGCACCAGCGCATTGGCGGCCACCTTCAACCCGGAAGCCTTGGTCTGCCCACCCGTGTTCAGAAACCAGTTCCAGGCGGAGGACCCGAAGGTCCACTGGAGGTAGTTCGTCCCCGAGGCGGGGTTCATCTCCAGCACGGGCGTCTGCTGCACGCAGCCCGGCAGGGCGCCAACGAAGAACACGCCCATGTTCTTGTTGTCGCAGGACACGGTGCTGGGGATGTTCAACGTGCACGGAGACACGCCGCTGTCGAACAGCGGCCCGGCGTGCTGGATGGTACGGATGGCACCTCGGTTGTCCAGCGTCTGTGTGCTGGACATGCGGGGCTGGTTGGCCTGCGTCGCCTGCGTCAGATGGTTGGCGTTGCCCGTCTGGTCGTAGACCTTGGCGACGGTATAGGTGGTGCCGACCGACCACGCATCGAGCGTCGCCACATCCAGGTCGTTGCCCACGAAGCCCACGTCCAGCGTGGCGCTGTCGCTGGCACGCACGACCTGGATCGCGGCCCCCGCATAGGCCGACCGCAACTTGATCGTGCCGTAGAGACCGGCTGCGTTCGGGCACTCGTCTCCCGGACATGGACCGGTGCGGCGCTCCAGCCATGCTGCTTTGCCCGCCGTGACACGGTAGGGAGTGAAAATCCGGCCGTTGTGGTTCCATAGGCTGGTGGTGGCGAAGCCCAGAGAGGCGTCGTCCGAGGGGCGGGGCATGCGTCCATAAGGGGGCGTCTCAAACGCCCCCACAGACATGCTGGTGGCTTTCCGCGTGGCAACGGCCATATCAAGCTCCAATGGTGAGAATGTTGCCCGCGCCATCGGTCAGGTAGTTTCCTGCCGCATCGGTGATCGCAAGCTGACCGTTCGGAAGGACGACAAGGTTGACACTTTCAACACGTGTCGTGCCGGTGACATCGATCAGAAGCCGGACAACATCAGTGCCGTCCGAGGCTTCAATCGACACGATGTCTCCTGGCCGAGCTACCGACCCAAGCTGATTGAAGTAGCCATCAGCTTCGATGGCCAGCAGCGTGTCTTGGCGGCTTTCGTAGGCGAAAACTTGCTGAACCGGAGATGTCGCGAGTGAGCGAAGACCATTCACGTCGTAAGCCATGAACTACTCCAGACGAGCGGCGCCACCTCGCAGACGGATGCCTGCAAGTTGGGTAAGCTCAGTGATGGAAGGGGCTGTTAGGTGGAGGGCGCCAGCACGACGGCAGCGCGTTCCTCACCGAGCGCGGCAACCACGGGGTCGCGCAACATCGGGTAGTCGGTGTCGGACGGGTCTATGTAGGCAATCGACGCGAACAGCTCGCGCTGCCTAGCCGGGGCCGATGCCAGCAACCCGGCCAGCGTCTCGGCCTCGGCATCCGTCATCCGGCGCCACACGTCCGACTTGTAGGTGATGCCCGGCGGCGGGCTGTAGGACTGCACCGCCGCGGTCTCCAGCGCCGCCTGCGTGACGCCCTTCACGAACAGGTCGGGACGCACGAACACGACGGACATGCCATCCGCCTGACCTGCGGCCCTGGCGATTTCGGACAGGCAGTTCTCCTGCGCGCCGGATACGGCGACGTGCGGCCAAGCCGACCAGTACATGCCGGGCGCCTCAGTGCTTGATGATGGCGAAGTTGCTCGCCGCGGCCTGGGTGACGTTCAGGCTGCCGCCGCTCGACTGCGCGACGACGGCCGAGGCGATGTGGCCCTGGAGCATCCCGCCGTGCCAGACCACCGACTGCGAACACGTGCCCGCCGTGGCGTTGATCGTGCTCATGGCCTGGTTCAGCCCCGCGACGTTGATCGCGACGATGCGGGTTCCGCTGCTGCTGGTCGTGTCCCACTGGACATTCAGCACCACCGTGTAGGCGCCATCCTGCGGCGCCGAGAAGCCCGTCACGGGCAGGCTGCCGGTGTAGCCGCCATCGTCCGCCCCCAGCATGTTCCAGGGGATCACCGTGTTGGCGTTGTTGGGGATCGCGACAGGGGTGCTCAGCAGGAGCAGTGCGCGAGGCGGGGACGGGATCAGGGACCGCTGGATCAGCCCGGTGGTGGGGTCCAGATAGGGCAGCCGATCGGTCACGTTGTCGGCCGTCCAGATCGTGTTCCCGGAGGCGTCGTCCAGGCGGAATTTGTAGATTTGCCCGCTGGCCAGGAAGATATCCCCGAAATAACCCGCCGCATCGGCCACCACCGGGTTGGGGTTCGCGATACTCTCCGCGCTGTTGGAGAAGGTGCTCGCAGGAGTGGAAGTTCCCGCGAGGAATGAGTACAGTTTCGCCCCTGCAAGCGGACGGCCGAGCGCGTCCGCCACCTGGAGGCGCGGCGAGTTGAGACGAGTTCCCATCGTGGGTTCCCTGGTTGCTTGTTTGGTGGTGGCGGGGTGTGACATCCCGCTTGAGCCACCCTCATCTGAGGAGAGGGCTGAGGCCGCGTGTGTCAAAGGCGGCACGCCGCCCGGATCGGCGGGGTATCCGGCGTGCTTCCAGAGGCTATTGGTGGCCTATGAACAGTCCAGGGCTGCTGCACGCGCGGCCATTCTGGCTGAACCCTGGCCGGCTCCTGTCCAGGTGCAGCGACTTCGTGTGGCGCCGGTTGATCCACAACGAACCATCACCTGCACCACGCCGCCAACGTTCGGTAACCCTTACGTCGCGCAAACCACGACATGCCGCTAAGCGATACCCCCTGGTGGGCCTGGGCCATCCTGGTCGGCCTTGTCTTCGTCGGCTGGCAACGCTGGGAGGCGATGTCCTGCCCCATCGTGCAGGTGAACTCCTGCGACGATCCGGGCTTCACCGCCGCCCAGCGGGAGAGGTGTTCCAACCCCCTGGGGCTGGTCATTCCTTCTCGGCCATAATCCCACTGGTCAAGGCCGGGTAGATCCGCCCTGCCCTGCGCATCGCCTCCCGCTGGGCCAGCGCGTTCCGCACCCGCGTCGTGCCGAGATGGCGCAGGGTGTTGACGATCTGCTCCGGTTCCGAGGTGAACAGCCGCTGCACCAGGGCGTTGGACACCTCTGGCGTCATCCCACGCGCCTGGGACAGCGCCCGCTGGCCGGCGTTCCAGACGGCGCCGCGAAGGCCGCCCGCCGCCGCATCGGCCGCGAAGGTCAGCGCCTGCCCGCTGAAGTCCTGGTCGTCCGCCATCTTGTTTGCCGTTTGCGATCCGGTCCTCGGGTTCACGAACTGCCCGTTCTTGTACATCGCAGCCTCGCGCCGCATGGCCCCAACGAAGGCATCGTAGCTGGCCTGATCCGGGAAGGACGCCCGAAGCAACGCCCGCTTGGCCGGCGAACCGAAGATTGCCTTGACGGCATCGGTCCCGTCTGCCCCCTGTGCCACCCGCTCCTGGATGGCCTGCGCCACACCCAGGCGGAAGAACTCGGCATCACCGGGGTTCTTCCGCGCCTCGGCTGCCAGTTTGGCTGTTTCCGCGTCCCGCATCGAGAAGATGGTTCGTCCGCGTGCCATAGCGTCCATCGAGCCGGTCGGGCCGCCCCATGCCGCGCGCGCAGCCGCGTAGTCAGGGTTAGCCTTGTCCAGCGCCGACACCATGGCACTCCGGATTTCCTCGATGGCCCGTCCTTCGCCATCCAGCACAAGCCGCCCGGTCGTCTTGTCCCGATACGCCTCCAGCAGATCGTCCAGCCCTCGCTTCGCCGCATCCAGCGTCCGCATGCGCGGCACAGCGATGACCTCAGGCAGCCCGTCCTGTCCGATCCGGATGGCCTGATCGTCGATCTTGATGGGGTCTTCCCCGCGCAGTACCCGGGCCGTGTTCTCGTCGCGCTGGATCTGCCTGCCGCGCTCCAGCCCCTGCCTGATCCGGGGGGATTGCAGCGCCGCATTCAGTTCCGGCGTCATCTGCACGTCGCGGTCAAACGCCTTCTCGTACAGCGGTGCCGCATCCTGCGCCCGCTTCTGGAGCAGGTCGCTGCGCTGCGTGAAGAAGTCGTCGGCGTTCTGGCCCAGGTGCTGCTGCACGTCGCCAGCCACGCGCCCGGCCTGGTCCGCCTGCCGCTCGGCCAGCATCGTCACCGCCCGATCCGTGCCCGGCCCGGTGCGGCCTGCGGCGGCGCGGGCCAGCCGCCGGGTGTTCTCGCCGCCGATGTCGAACAGCGTTTCCGGCTTGGCTCCCTCCCGCTGCCAGGCCGTCAGGCGCTCCACCGCCTGCCGCGGCGTCATGCCGTCATCCTCCAGTGCCTTGAGCAGGAGGCGGGAGGCGGTCGCGTCGTCGTTGGCCAGCCCGGTCGCCTGCATGGCCTTGCCGATGGCGCCGCCGCCGATCCGGATGGCCAGAGGGGCAATGGCCGCCATGCCCGCGCCCAGGGCCGCGCCAACCCCGGCACCGGTCAGCCGGTCCTCCAGCCCTTCGCCCTGTCCCGCCCCCTGCGCCGCGCCCATGCCGGCTGCGGTCGCGACGGTGCGACCGGCGGATGGCGTAGCCCCCGCGACAGCAGCGCCACCGCGTGCCAGCGCCGGGCCTCCGGTCACAAGGCCGCCCGCCACCTCCATGCCGGCCCCCAGGTATGGGTTGTTCTGGCGGTAGATTTCGGCGTTTTCGCGCTGAACGCGGGTCTGGTCGGAGTAGCCCTTGCCGAACCCCTCGCCCCGCAGGAACGACCCCACGCCGGCACCGACGCCCGCCGCCTCGTCCATCAGTCCGAAAGTCATGCCGGACGCGATGGCGTTCTGGGTGGAGCCGGACGCGGAGGTCAGGCCGACCTGCTGGTTGAAGTCGGAGCGCGGCATCTGGCCATCGCCGCTGGCATGGAACTGGCCATAGAAAGCGTCCGCGATTTCGTAGTCCGACTTCCCCGCTACCTGCTTCTCGTAGTCTTCACGCGACAGCAGGTTGGCATAGGACTTCTGATAGAGCGCATCCACCATCCGGCCGCGCATCCCTTCATTGAGGGACGCCGCCTGGGAGAAATCGCGGTCAGCCATTCCTAGCCCTTTCCGGGGAGTTTGAGACCAAGCGGGTTGGAGGCGCCGCTATCAGTGCTGGCGCTGGACTTGCCGCCAACCCCGCCCAGCGCCTGCTCCACCACCGGCAACTGGCGGTAGCCCTGCCCGGGGCCGTAGAACTCGTACTGGTCCCGCAAGATCGACTGGTACTCCTGCTTGAACCGCTGGAGTTTGGTCTTGACCACCTCGGGGCTGTCCGACACCGCCGGGATGAACGGACGCAGTCGGGGGAACTCGTAGGCCGTGACCGCTGCGCCAGACCGGTCGTAGATGACGATAGACCCGACATCAGCGATGGCCGCGCGGGCATCCACGCTCTCCTTGGGGCTCCAGTTGTCCGCCACGCCGCCGGGGATGGAATTCAGCAGCCCGGCCACGGTGCCGGTTGCCCCAGGGGCTTTTTCGACTGCCGCCAGCGCGCGCTCGATCTTCCCGATGCCCTGGACGTTCTCCAGCATTCCCTTCTGCGCGCTCTCGGGCGCCGTCTTGGTGCCCTCCTGCACGCCGCCGGATGCCGTGGGCAGCCCAGGCGCCGTAGCCCCTGGAGCGGCCGCAGCCTGCGCCGGCCCCTTCGGACCATACAACCGCTGTACCTCATCCTGCCCAGGGGCGTAGCCCGGCAGGCGCGGCGTGATCCGGGTTCCGTCCGGCGCGATCTTCTCCTGCTGGAGGACTGCCACGGAGGACTGGTAGCGCCGCACCTCATCCGCCGTGGCCTGGCCCGACCGGATCTTGTCCGACAGGTCTTCCACGACGCCGAGCGCCCGGCCCTCCAGGCTGTTGCCGTAGGTCGGGTTCGCGTTGCCGCGGTCCTCCAGCCGCTCCTGCCGCCGGATTTCCTGATCCTCGCGGCGGACGCGGGCGCGCTCATCCATGTCCTGCCGGCGTTCCGTGGTGCGCGCCTGCGCATCCTCCCGCCGGGCCGCCACGGCCGCCTGCGCCTGCGACAACTGGAACTGCCGCTGCTCCAGCGCCTGCGCCCTCTGCTCCATGCTGTTGGCCAACGCCTGTGCCCCCTGGTTCGGGATCAAGCGAAGCTGCGTGGCCCGCTGGCGCAGAGCGTCCGGGCTCTCCCCCGCCGGCTGCGCGGATGCCTGCTGGGTGGGCGCAGCCGAGGCATCACCGAACCGCTGGGCGTACTGCGCTACGACATTGCCGGTCGTCCGGCCCTTGAGATCAGGGTTTGCTGCCACGACCTCGGGACCGACCACCTGCTCAATCGGTGTACCGGGCTGGGCGCCAAGGATCGCCTTCGCACCGCCCGAGCCGAAGCGATGGGACAGCGCCAGGTTGATGGGCGTTGGTTGATAGCCCGAGGACTGGAGATCCTGGGCGTTCTGCTGGGCATACCACTCCCCGGCGATCCGCTGGAGACCGGGGTTGGCGCGTGCCGCCAGGATCTGATCCCGGCTCATACCCTGGAACAGGTCCGGCCGAGCCTGGGCGAACTTCAGCCACGTCCCGTCGATGAACTGGAGCGAACCGCGGGCGCTGGAGCGTGGATTGGCCGCATTTGGGTTGCCGCCGCTCTCGTCCTGGGTCAGCCGATCCATCCAGCCGTTACCGGCCGGCGGCTGCTGTCCGCCGCCCTGCGCAGGCTGTCCCGTCGGCTGCTGCGCCACCGCCGCGCCACCGCCCATGATGCTGCCGATCATGGCCTGTTCCCGCTCCTGCTGGAGCAGCGGGAGGGCCAGCTTGGCGCCCTCGGGGCCGGCGCGCATCAGGTCGGCCAAGGCGTTCCTGCGCGCGGTGGGATCGTCGCTGCTCAGCCCCGGCGCCGCCGTCTGGAGGGCCTGCTGGTAGGCGTCCTGGTTCGAGAGTTGCTTGCGCGCCATCATCTCGGCCAGCGCGTTCCGCTTGTAGGCCTGCGCGGCGTCGATCGTCGCCCCGAAGTCCGGAACCGTGACCTGCGGCAGGGTCCAGCTCATCAGCTATACCTCAGATAGGTGCTCAGCGCGTTGTTGACACCACTGGTCAGAGCATTAGCACTCCCCACCGTCCCCGCCGCCGAAATCTGCCCCTGCTGCTGCGTCAGCGACGCCAGCGCATTCGCCAGATTGGTGTTCGTGCTGGACACGGTGTTGCCGTAGCCAGACGCGAGGTTGGCCAGCGACAGACCGGTGTTGTTGTACAGGCTCGCCAGATTGTTCGCCGCGGCCGTGTTCTGGCTCGACAGCCCCACGCCCTGCTGCGAAATCAGGTTCGCCAGCGAGTTCGTGCCGCCCTGCGCCAGCGCCGCCTGGTTCTGCGCCCCGGCCTGGGTCAGGTTCGCGGCCTGGGTTCCCGCCGTCCCGTACAGGTTGGCCGCCGTCTGCCCGGCCGAGTTCTGCAACCCCGCCGCCGTGCTGGAGGCCGTCAGCCCGAGCTGCGCCTGCTGCGTCTGCTGGTTCACCCAATTGTTGTAATCCTGGGCCGCCAGCCCCTGCGCGTTCGACTGGAGCGCCGACAGCGTGTTCCCGGAGCGCAGCATCCCGCGCGATGCGGCCGACCCCTGAACCGCCTTCTGCGCCTGATCGAGCTGGTACTGATAGCCGGCGGACTGCTGGTAGTTGGCCTGCGGGTCCGCGAGGTTGTTCAGCGCCGTCTGCCCGGAAGTCTGGTACGGGTTGAGCTGCGACATGCCGGCATCGGTGCGCGCCGTCAGGGCCTGCTGCGCGCTGCCGATCCCGCCCCACAGCGAGTTCAGCGCGTTCTGCGTGCCCTGCGTCTGGTAGCCGAGTGCCGCGTCCGTGCCCTGCCCCACGACGCTCTGCGCCTGCGGGTAGTAGGTGTTCAGGAAGTTCTGGCTCTGGCTCAGCCCGCCGTCGTAGTAACCGGCGGCACGGTCCAGGCCGTTCGCCACATACCCCGACGCCTGATCGAACGCGCTCTGCTGCGCGGCGAGGTTCTGGGCGGCGGTGTTGCTCTGAAGCTGGGCAGCCTGCGTCGTGGCGGCAGCAGCCTGCTTGGCGGCCTCCGACTGCTGGTTGGCCGCGTAGATCGAGGCGGCGGCGGACAGGCCGGCACCGGCCAGGCCGGTCCAACTGAAGCTCATGACGGCGCCTCCAGGCGAATGCGAAGCGTGCCGGCTGGCACGGTGACGGGCGATGCGCCCTCGTTGCGGAACCAGACGCGGACGGTGCCGGCGCTGGACACGGAGGCGGACACGGACACGTCGGCAGGCAGCGGCACGTAGCTGGCAACCGCGAAGGCGCCGGCCAGGATCGCCGGGTCCGTCACCTCCACCACCGCCACGTCGCCTGCCGCCAGCGTCTCGCCGCCGGCCGCCTCGGTGATCGTGGCGCTGCCCAGCAGGCGCTTGCCCAGCATGTCCAGCCACACCCGCCAGTTGGGCGTGAGCGTGCGATCCGCCCCCACCAGCGCATCAGCCAGCGGAGGCGGGTTGGACCCGCGCTGCATGGGCATCAGGCGTCCCCCGGCTCGACCTCGATGTTGACCGCGCTCAGCGACGTGGGCACCGGATCGGAGTAGCCGATCTGGAACACCCGGTTCCGCGCCGCGCCAAGGCGGCTCCAGCGGGCGCGCGTGGCATAGGCGCCCTGCCGGCCCAGGCTGGCCCAGCGCTCATCCGACCACGTGCGGCCGGCATCGTCCGACCAGCGGAGCCACACGCGGGGATCGCTCCCCTGCCCCGTGGCTGGCGCGCTGCCCGTTTCCATGTCGGCCTCGATCGAGGCGAAGAACAGGCGCTTGCCCTCGTTGTAGGTGACGCTGCCGGTGGCAAGCCGGCTGATCTCCGTTCCGTCCTCGGTGCCCGCGGTCGGGTCGATGATCCAGATCTGCCCGGTCACCGCATCGCCGCCCAAAGCCTGCCCGGCGAAGGCCGCGCCGCAGATGCAGCGCCACCCCGGATAGTCCCGGCTCGCCCGCTCGTGCCAGAGCTGCGTCGTCAGGTCATAGACCCAGGTGACGCCTCCGGTCGGGAAGGTCTGGACGTAGAAGACGTGCCCCTCGGCCTCGTGGATCCAAGCGGCGGCATCGTCGATCCGGCTGTAGCCGGCCACGGCCTGGTTGATCGCCGCGGTGCTGACCGCCACCGGCTGATAGCCGTTGTTCCGGTACGTCACCCGGTCGTCGCCCAGCCAGAACACGCCCGCCTGATGCGTCGCGATCGTGGCGGCGTTGGCGCATCCCCGCATGGCGAAGGCCCCCGTGATCGGCACGAAGGGCTCCGGGACCAGCCCCTGGTTGCTCCAGACCTCCAGCGAGGTGCTGCCGAAGATCCACAGGTCGCCGCCGACATTCCGCACCGCCACGATGTTGTCCGGCGTGCGGTCCGCATTGGCGAAGGCGAGCCCGTTGACGGTCGCGGCGTCGCCCACGTCAGAGACCCAGAAGGTGGAGGAATTCAGCTCCGCATAAACGAAGAAGCCCCCCACGTAGTCGAGACTGACCACCTGGAAGTCCAGGACGAGGCGGCTCATGGCCCCCTCCTTGATCAGCCATACCTCGCCGGACGCCGGGGTGCAGATCACCGCCTGATAGCCGTCCGTGGCCCATTCCACCCGCGCCCAGCCCGGCGCGATGCGGCCGAAATACTGGATGGTGCCGCCGCGGCTGATGCTGGCCACGTGCGGGCCATAGACCACCACCAGCGCGTCACCCATGGAGAACAGGGCGCGCACCGGACCCGTATCAAGCTCCGTCCGAAGGCGCAGCCCCGGCGTGGGCAGGAGCGCCGCCTTGCTCTTGGCGCCGTCCGGCTGTGCCTCGGTGAACAAATTGACCAGCCTTTGGGCAGAGACCGGGAGCGAGCGATGGCGGTAGCTCTGGAGACTGAGGGCCGTCCTCAATTGCGCCCCCTCATCAGCGCCCGCAGCGCATTCCGCGGCACGGCCTGGCTGTTCAGCGCCTCCAGCGCGTCAGCGCCGTAGTAGTCCGTGGCCGGCGCGTTCAGCACCACCTCGCCGCGATGCACCGTCCCGGCTGGCTCCCACGGGGCGCCGTCGCCGGTATAGCCGCCGGTTGCCCATCCGCTATCGCCCGTGCCGTAGCCGCCGCTATCGCCGCTGTAGCCGCCGTCAGCGCCCCAGCCGCCGCCATTGCCGTAGCCCTGGTCGCCATAGCCGCCACCGGCACCCATGCCGCCCGAACCGATACCGCCATCGGGAGAGCTGGTGTCCCCGAAGCCACCGCCGTAGCCTCCAGAACCGCCACCGATCGAGCCCAGGGCCTCGGCGACCGGATTGCCGGCCGTACCGAGTGCGCCATAGCCCGCCGTGGCGTCGGTGTAGCTTCCAAGGTCCACGCCAGGGCTGGTCGCCTGCGCAAGCTGGTCCGCAATGCTGGTGCCCACCAGACCATAGGTCATGTTGTTGGCGATCCCGGACAGGAAGCCGCCGAAACCGATGGTGGAAGCACCCGGAATGCTCGCCTCGATGGCCGCGTTCGCCAGCGCCGTGTCGATGCCCGTGCCGAGTGCCGAGCCGACGGCACTACCAATGGGGCCACCGAACAGGCCACCGATGTTGCTGCCCCAGGAGCCCGCGTCGATGGCGCCGGCCCCGCGCGGGTCGATGTTCTGGCCGTTCGGCCCATAGGTGCCGCCCGACAGGCCATAGGCATCCGTGCCGATCCCCGTCTGCGCCTGCTGCCCGAACACCGGGTCTTCCGCGAACCCCTGTGGCGTGCCGGGGATCGCCATGGGCGCTGGCACGGCGATGCTGGAGGCGTCGGAAACCGGACGCGTCGCCGCAGACGCCCCGAACGGGCGCGGCGTGATGCCGAAGGTGTAGCTCATGGTGCCCCTCAGGAAGCCGCGCGGTAAGAGCCGCTGATGCGGATGGCCTGCCCCGACGCCACGGGGTATGCGCCGTCATAGCGGACGACATCCACATAGGCCTGACCGCTGGGCACGATGCCGGTCACTGCCGCGTTGCTCGTGGTGTTGCGCCCAGCAATGACCGCGCTCTCGGCCGCCGCCGCGGCGAGCGGCAGCGTCAGGCGCAGGGCGCCCGCGCCCGTGCCATTGTCCGTGACCGGCACGTAGGCGATGAAATCCACCGTGTCCGCCACGCGCCGGTAGCTCATGGTCGGCGCCGCCGTGGTGATGCTGCCCGTGGTCGCCGTGACGGTGGGCACGAAAGTGCGCCAGTCATCGACGGCGATCGTGCCGGCGCCGCCATAGGTCACGGGGTTGTCGGTGCTGGTCGGCTTGCCGGTGATGTCCAGGCGATTGCCCGTCAGCACCTCCACGGCGGGAAAGCCAGAGCCAGCCACATCCCAGCCGCCGAGCCGCGCCTGTGACAGCGAAACCTGGCATCCGGTGCCGATCACCCGGATGTTGTTCGCCCGGGCGTTCTTCACCTCGAAGTTGGCGATCTCCAGCTTCGTGTTGGTGCCGCCCACGATGATGTTGGAAAACGCGCCGCCGGTATCGCCGATGGCGCTGGGAGCGCCTTCCGACACCACGTTCGTCAGCCGTAGCGTGTCGTTCGCGCGGCCGTTCTCGATCTCCAGCAGCGGACCGCCCAGGTCGAAGTCGCTGTCGGTCACGCGCAGCTTCGAGACAGCCCCGAGGCCCCAGTTCTTGAGGTAGATGTTGCGCCGGTAGCCGATGGCGAAGGCGTTGTGGATCACCGGGTTGTCGGCCCGGCCGAAGGTAACCGCTTCGCCGTTCTGGCGGGTCCAGTCGCGCACCGCCGGGTGGTTGGTCCAGAACGGCCACCAGTGGAACTGGATGCGGCAGGTGTCGCCCACCAGCTCGCAGCCGATGCCGCGGAAGATCGGCTGCCCGCGCAGGCTGCCCGCCACCGTCAGTCGGGAATAGTTGTAGGGCGCCACGTTCGCGATGCGGATGCCCTGGTACGGGTTCAGCAGCACGAGGTTGCCGATGGTCAGGTCCGCATTGTTCAGCACGATGTCGTAGTCGCGCGGCGTCGGGGTGTAGCTCGTGGCCCCCGCTGCGGGCGCGGCCTCAGGGCGTAGCGTGCCGAAGCCGTCGAGGAAGATGCCGGACAGGGCGCCCGACGCGGAGCCCAGAACGAGCCCGGCGCCAGCATGGTCGAACAGCAGCCAGGCGCCGCCGCCACGCACATTCGCGCCCGTGGCAGAGAGGTCGCTAGCCATGGGCGAACAGCCCGGCCCTTGCAGCGCCACGGCGCCGGTCACCAGCAGGGGGGCCGTGGTGCGGATGACACCAGCCGGAAGGCGCAGGCCGAAGCCGCTCACGGCCGCGGCGTTCAGCGCCCTCTGCACGGCTGCCGTGTCGTCGGTCACGCCATTGGCGGCGACGCCGAAGTCAAGGATACTGACACCGCGGACATCCAGCGCAGCATTGAGGTCCGCCGCGAGTAGCCTTTCGCCCGCTTGAAACCTCATCCCAGCACGCCTTCCCCCACGATGAACACGTTCTGCTCGGTGGTGTTGTTCTGACCCACGAACCAGCGCCGGCCCTGGCTGTAGGCCGGGTCGATCTGCACGTCCGGCTGCGTCAGGTAGGCGGCCAGCAGGCGCCGCTCGCGGTCGTCAGCGCGGGCGATGACATCGGCACGCGGCGTGCGGCCGTATTCCGGCGCCAGGAGGGCGGCCAGGGCGAACACGGGCGCGTCCATATGCGTGTCGGGAAAGGCGATCTCGGTCGTGGGGACGAGCGGCCGGGTCGTCACCGGCACGCCCTGCAACTCCCAGCCGCCCAGCAGCCCCGCCAGCGTCTCCGTGGCGTCGGTCATCTGCTGCGCGGTCGGCTGCTCGCCATCGGCCAGCACGCCAATCAGCCGCAGGGACCGGCGCACCACGGAGAGCACTGGCGTGGCCATCAGGAGGGGTCGCTGTCCACGGAGATGGAGGCGCCATAGGCACCCTTGAGGCGCGCCATGCCGTCGGGGATCTCGGGCATGTAGGACAGGCGGTAGCGCTTGCCCGGCGACAGGGCGATCTCGCCGCCCTTGGCCGCCTTGACGGCCCGCTCCAGCGCCTTGGCGTCGTCGTGCTTGCCGTCGCCCTCGGCGCCGTAGTCGTCCAGCATCACGTCCGGCATGAGATCAGCCCTTCCGCTTCTCGACGCGCGGCATGACCGGCGCGGTGTTCTGCTCGTCGGTGGCGTCGGCCGGCGGGATCGTCACCGCCAGGTTGTCGCCCGGCTCGGCCTGATCGGGGGTCTTCTGGTCCTCGGCCTGACCGTCCGTCTTCTCCTGCGGGCTGTCCGTCCAACCGGCGGGAACGTCGTCCTTGCGCTCGAATACCTCGGCCTCGCCATTGGGGCCGTAGAACCATGCGGGCCAGCTCTTGGCCATGGCGTCCTCCGTCTGTTTCAGGGGGAAGGACGGGGGCTCGTCACCCCCGCCCGTCAGGTCACGGCGTGCCAGAGAACCGGATCGCCATCAGCGGGTTGATCACCCGCGTACCGAACAGCACGTCGAAGCGCAGCAGCGACACGTCGTTCACACCATCCCACGCCGCGGCGCCACGCATGTGGAAGCCCTGATAGCTCTCGCTGGTGACATAGGGCGCGCCGATCGGCTCGGCCAGCGGCACCATGGCGAGCGCGATGGCATCCTTCGCGAACATGATGTTCTGCGGGTAGATGCCGTTGGCGGCGCCCTTCACGGTGATGGCCGCGTTGTCGGCCGGCGCGCTGTCCACGGTCTGGTAGTTGCCCGTGGTGATGATCGGCGGGGTGATGGTCAGGGTCGCATTGCCCGAGCCGTCCGAGTTCGCGTCGGCCACGACGGAGAACTGCTGGAGCTGCCCGGTGCTCTGCTTGGTGACCATGTTCACCGAGTAGACCCCGGCGATCTCGAACACGTCGCCCTTCTTGAGCAGACCCGTGCGCGAGGCGGTCCAGCCGTCCGTCACCAAGGTCATCTGCCCCAGCGCCGGGCCGCTCTGCCCGGCAGCGCTATTGGCCGCCGTGTAGGTGGTGGCCTGCGAGGCGCCGTTGACCAGGCCCGTGCCGCCGTAGTTGCCCACGGTGTGCCGCACGATCAGCATGCTCTCGGCCGTGTCCACGCCGCCGAGACGGCCGGTGCGGCGGTCGCGCAGCGCCGGGTTCACCGCGCTGTCCGACAGCAGCGCCGTGTTGGACACCGCCAGCGCCGAATAGTCGATCGGCGTCAGGGCCGAGGACACGCTGGTCATGGGGGCGCCCAGCACGCGCAGCCGGGTGTTCGGCACCAGGAAGTCCGCGTAGCTGTTCACCACCTCGCCCGGCGTGCCGACCCAGCCGGGGATCTGCCAGTAGTTCTCCATCACGGATTGCTCGACGCGGTTGCCGAGGGTGATGGTCATCGGCTCGACGATGCGCTCCTCCAGGATGTCCTCCTTCAGGGTCATCTCCTGGGAGGTCATCTGGACCGGCACATTGTAGCGCTGGTCCACCGTCAGGGCGACGTTCGCGTCCTGGATGTCCTGCGGCACCGCCACCGCGCCGGCCGTCGCCTTGAACTGGAGCGGCTTGCGCAGCATCACGGTGTCACCGGACTTGCCGGGACCGAAATTGCCCTCGGCGTCCCGATAGACCGCCTTGGCCACCCACAGTTCGTTGGTGAAGTAGGCCAGGGTCTTCTTGATGATGAGCTTCTGGGTCTCGATAACGTTCGCCACGAGGCGAGTTCCTTATGCTCCGCGCCGCTTCCGCTCCCGGGCCGCGAACTGATCCATCGGCAGGTCCCAGGGCTTGAGGTTCGACGCGTTGCCGCTCCCACCCTTGAGCGTGCTCGGGGGCGGTGGGGCGGACGATTGCTGACGGGAAGCCGCCTTGAGGTCCGCATCCACGCGGGCCTCCAGACGGCCGATTTCACGCGCTTGCTTCGCCGGGGACAGCGCTGCGATCCGGGCGGCTTCGGCGGGGTTCTTGCCGAGGTAGTAGGCGACGTCCGGCCCGATATCGCTGTCCGCGATGGCTTCGGCCATCACGGGCGTAATCGGCAGGTCGGATCGGGTGGCCACGTCGTGGAAGTCGCTGTATCGGCCGCTGGCGGCCTCCACCTTCTTCGTCCACGTCTCAGCCACCTGCTGCTGCTGCCGCCGCTGGGCCTCGCCCTGCTGCCGCACCCAGCCCTGTGCCGCCTCGACCTTGCGGTCATAGGCGGCCACGTCGCGGAGGTACTTCGGATCGAACTCGCCAGCCGGATAGCTGCCCGGCTGCGGCTCGGGGCCGATCTGCGCGGCGATCTGGGGCGGCAGAGGGGCCGGACCTGCCGGGGCCTGCTGCTGGGTCTGCGGGGGCTGCTGCCCACGCATGGCCATGTCACGCCAGTAATCGCGATCGCGCTCGACTTCGCGCTGGTTCCTCGTGAAGCGGTCAATTCGCTTCTTGAACCACTCGGGCTCCTGACCCTCCTGGTCCTGGCCGGCGTCGGGCGCCGTGTTCCCGTCAGCGTTTGAGGGCTCGCTGACCTGCCCGCCGGGTTGCTGCCCGTCAGCCACATTCGTGGGGGTCGCATCGACGGCGTGCGAAGCCTGGCCGGCCTCGTTCGCCGCAGCGTTCGCTACGTCGTCGGTCATGATGGTCCTGTAGAAGCCGGGGTTCAGGCCACCCCGTGGGCCATGCTCCCGCCTAGCGCGGGGATCTCTGCGGCTTCGGCTGGCTCGCCCGCTGCTGGAACTCGGCCGTCCGGTGCTCCACGTCCTGCTCCCGCTGGACGCGCCGGTCGGCGTGCTCCACCACCGTCCGCTCGTTGTCGAAGCGGCGCTGCTCCATGTCGGCATGATGCTCGCGGGCGCCCTGCATGAGCTTGCCCGCAACCTCGATGCCCTTGAGCTGCGTCTGCTTGGCAGCGTTGGATGCCTTGGCCACCTCCGAACCCTGCACGATACCGAGCTTGGCGCGCTCAAGATCCACGCGCTGCTGCTCGATATGAAGCTCGGCCATCTTGACCTGGGCCTCGGTCTGGATCTGCTGCGCCTTGACCTGCGCCTGCTGCCCGGCGGCCTGCGCCTTGGCCATTTCCGCCTGCGCCAGGACCATGTTCGGGTCCGGAGCGGGCGGGGCCGGCGGCGGGTCGCCCTCTTCCGGCTCAGCCAGCCCAGGTGGCAGGGTCTTGCGGAGGCGCTTGCGGAATTCCTCCGCGCCCGGCCAGTCCATCGCCTTCATGATCAGGTCGCCCGCCACCTGCGGCAGTTGGGGCATGGCCTGCATCGTGGCGATGATGCCCTCACGCTCTTCCTCGCGACGGCTCGCATAGCTCGGCCCGGTGCTTGCCACCACGTCATAGCGGCCGGCGGACATATCGTTCAACAGTTGCGGCTTGCCGTCCGGGCCATAGATCGGCTGGTTGATCTGGACGAACTCGCTCGCCCCGTCCTCGCCCAGCACGCGCACCACGCGCTCGTTGTCGTAGTAGTGCGGCAGCAGGTCCAGCAGGATGCGACCAGCGTGCGCGACCGACATCTCCAGGTTGGCCCGGTAGAGGTAGCTGCCAACCTCGCCCTTGCGCTGCCGGGACAGGATCGCGCGCCCGCTTTCCTCGGCCTTGCCGTCCATGCCCAGGTTCGCAGGGTGGATGCCGGTGGTCGCCTCCAGATCCTGGAGCGACATGGCCAGATCCTGCATGATCGCGGCGGGCGGCATCGGCGGCGCGAGCCAGGTTGGCGGCGTCGGAGCCTGCGCGTCCGGGTTGTACGGCAGGCGCTGGAAGTTGCCCGTCGCCGCGGCGTCCCACCACGTCTCGTAGCCCTGGAACTGCTTGAGCGTGCCCACCACCTTGGCCTTGGGCGTCAGCGCCGTGATCTCGGCCAGCGTGCTGCGGTGGATGTTCTGGAGCCGCTGCGGGTCGCGAGCGTCGCGGATCAGCCCGCGGCGCACCACGCGCTCCCCGATGGACACCTCGTCCCCGATCACCGGGATCAGCGGTATCCAGCGGCCCGGCCAGTCCTTGACGTCCTCCAGCACGTCCTGGGCGGTCAGCAGGCGCATCTGCACCTTCCAGCCCTTGGCCTTGCGCTCCCGCACGATCAGGCCCTGGTCGCGCCACTGGTCCAGCGTTGCGTCATCCACGTCGCTCGCGTCGCGGGTCGTGCCGTCGCCCAGCAGCAGGAGGGTCTTGCTGACGTCCTGGCGGGTCCAGTACTCGGCCACCCGCACCTTGTCGCCCTCGGACCACCAATCGCCGGTCTGTGCGCAGCCCCGCACGAACTGGTCCCAGTCATGCGGCGTGGCCTTGGGCCAGCGTGCCTCGAACGCCGCACGGGTGTAGAGCTGCGACACGAACGCATAGCTCGCGTCCTCTCGCACCGGCTCCTTGGCGTCCGGGTCGAACAACACCGCGAACGGGTCGCGGATGCCCCGGATGCGAAGATCCTGGTCCCAGCCGCCGTCGTCGTCGCAGTAGTCGGCCGTGATCCGGAACGCGCCCCAGCCACAGGCCACCGCGTTTTCGGCCGCCATGGTATAGGCGCGCTCGGCGTAGCTCTGCGCCTCGATGTTCCGGATGATGCCGTTGCGCAGCTCGGCCGACTTCGTGTCGGCGCCCCCGTCCACCGGGCGGATCTTGATAGCCGGCGGGTTCTGCCGGATGTCGCCCGTGACCTGGCGCACGAACTGCGGCAGCCGGTTGATCGTCAGCATCGGCCGGGCGGGACGGCCATCGCCACCAGCACGGGCGGCACGGGACGCGGCGTCCCACTGCTCGCCGGCCAGGAAGCGCATGTCCTCCATGGCCTCTTCGCGGTTGGTCTGGTCCCACCGCATGGCGTCGTCGAAGCGCTCGATGGCCTCGCGCACCGTGTCGTTGTCGGCCATCGGTCAGCCCATCCAGGAGGAGGACACGGGCGCGGGGGGCTTGACGTTGCGGCGCGAGACGATGGCGTGGCGCAGCATCATCAAGCCATATCTGCTGGCGCTCAGCACGTCGTCGCGCTCCTTCACGATCTTCCCGTCTTTGCGGTGGTAGAGCCTGAATTCATCGAACCATTCGACACAGTGGTCGAAGACCTTCCAGCGGCCGGTCTGCATCCGGTCCAGCATCTCCAGAACGCCAGCCTCCACGCCGTTGCCGCCATCCTCGAACGTTGCCCGCTCTGGTAGCATCTCCAGACCCTGAGCCCGGTACTGCGCGGCCAACGCCTCGCCCGATCCCTTGTCGTGCTGGAGGCCGTCATGCGGCCATGCCCACGGTAGCCAGTCGCCCCATGGGCGAAGCGCGGCGGCGTGCAGGACGGGCGTGGCCTCGCGCTGGCGGTGGACCTTGGTGACGTACACCACATCAGCATCCCGGTCCCAGGCGAGGCAGGCAGCGCCGAATGGGTGATCCCATCCGAAGTCCATGCCGCCAATCTGCGGCCAGTGGTCCGGGATCGCCTGATAGGCGCAAGTGATCTGGCTTTCCGCTATCGGGAACACACGCCCCGACCCCAGCATCGGCACGCCCTTGGTGCGGGCCTCACGCTCATGCTCGGGATAACTGGCGATGATCGCCGCACGCTGCTCGGGGGTATAGTGCTCCGCGTCGTCAATCGTTGCGGTGATGACCGCCCGGCTCATGCGCGTTGTCCCTGAAGAACATGCTCACCACGTCCGACATGCCCAGGAGCGGCGTAAAAGTGATGTAGAGGCGGCTATCCGCAACCGCATTGGTTCGCGTCAGCCCCTCGGTGTACACGTCCAGCGGCGGTTCCTCATCCAGCCAGATCGCATCCAGCGTCGGACCCTGCCAGCGCATGCGGCCCTGGTCATAGGTCTTAAAGCCTATCGTCGAGATGCCACCCGATACATGCCGAACAACGATGTTGTTCAGCAGGTTCGGGGTTCCGCTGGCCCTGTCCCAGCTCACCAGATCGCTTTTCGGGATGAACCCAGTTCCCCACTCACTCTCACTCTCGGGTGGCCCGACCAGCTTGGCCTGCACGTTGTCCCGCGTTGCGTCGCCCGTGATGGAGGCGCCCCACATCCGAATAGGACGGTCAAACCGGTGCCCAGGCCACCAGTCGGGATATCGCCCCGTCAGGTGCATCGCTGTCTCGGCACCGCCCGCAACCGTTTTGCCGAACTGATTTGATGCGCAGAGCAGCCGTTCCCGATGGGTTGCTCCAGCGGCGAAGAACTCGAACTGCTTGGCGTAGGGCCGAAAGCTAGTTAAGCGGCGTTCCGCGAGGCGCTTCTTCTGTTCCGCTTCCAGCACCGCCAGGACCGGCTTCAGCCGATCCAATGAGGGCACGAACTGCGTCAAGGACGCTGGCAAGCTCATGGTCGCTCAGCTCTCCCAACGGGCGCTCAACCTCGACCTTGGATGGCAGCAGGCCCGCCACCACGCGGACATACTCGTTCGGCTTCTCGGCGCGCATGGTCGCCAGAGCTTCTTTCCCGCCCTCGTGCCAGTCGGCATAGAGGTCGCGGAGGAAGTCCTCCTGAAGCTTGTTACGGCTGCCGCGGGGTCGTCCGGCATTGCCAGGACCGAAGCGCCCGCGCTCGTCCCGGTCACTCATCCGTTGATCCACCGTAGGTTCGGGCGCGTTGGAAAATGAAAAAGCCCGGCCGCCATTCTCAGGCTCCGGGCGCAATTATCCAAATCCCCTCGACCATACCCTATTGATTTCTGCCACGCAATAGGTATTTCCGATCGTTCGCCACAATCCCCTTCTCCTGCAACGGCCAATCCAGCCGCCGCATCGCCTCGTCCCAGATCCGGGCATCGCTCATCTCGCCCAGCGCCTGCGGGTCGGGCGGGACGCCCCTCTCTCCCCAGATCCGCAGGACGCGGGCGTGGATCAGGTCGATGCGGCGCTGGTAGTAGAGCCGGTTGAGCACCCGCACCACGTCATCGGGCTCGCAGGGGCGCAGGGTACTGGCCATGCCGGCGATGTTGCGGGCGCCGTCGCGGCGGGCCGCCAGGGCGGCAGAGGTCCAGAACCACGCCTCCTCCGCCGTCGCGAACGGCTCGGCCAGGGCGGGCATGCGGCGGGTGGCCATGGTGTATCCGTCGGGCATCACCCCTTGTCTCCCCATCCATCACCGACATGCGGCTGGTATCCCCACGCATCCCTGGTACTGACCGCCACCCCCGCATCCAGCCTGCGGATGGCGGTCATGGTGTAGTTCGCCGCGTCGAGCTGCTCTTCCAGCAGGTGCTGAAGCGCGGCGCGGAGGGACAGGCCGGTGAGGTCGCAGCCGTACTTGGCCAGCCCCACGGCGGAGCGGCGGCGCAGGAGGGCTACGACGTCCTCGACGATGGCGTCGCGGCAGGGGAGATCAGCGGGCATGGGCGGCCTCCGAAAAATCTGCCGGTGATTGCATTTTCCTGTTGACGCCATCGCTACGTGAATGCATATTGCACTCACGGACGCGGTGATGGGCACCGGACCGAGGAGCTAGACGACGATGGCTTTCACCACCGAGAACACCGAGGGCTACACCGCTGCCGAGCTGGCCGCCCTGAACGCTGAACTGGCGGCTCGCATTTCCGAAGCCGGTGTCGAGCCGGGCTCCGACGAGGCGCTGGAGATCGAGAAGGCGTTCCACGACGAGGTGGCCCGCCGTTGAGCCCCGCGGAGTTCGTGGAAGCCTGCGAGGCGGCGCGGATCTCGCGCCGCGCACTGGCGGAGTGGATGGGCTACCGGACGGACACGCCGATCCAGCGGATGGCGGACGGGCGGAAACAGGTGCCGGACGATCTGGCACGCTGGCTGAGACGCCGGGCAGCCGATGCGCCGCCCCGTATTGACGGGTAGGCATCACGCCCCTCCCCCGACATGCCCCGAGACGGGCGCAGGAGGGGTCGCCAGGGCGTTTTCCGGTTCCGGGGTGTCCCGCACCACCACGGACACTCCTGGCGCCCTGTAGGCGCGCACCGCATCGTCCAGGCTGGCATCCGGCGGCAGGCGGACGGGATGGGTCACGCCGTTGGCGTAGGTGACGAGCAGGGTTCTCACAGCAGTCCCATCTCCTTGAGCATGGCGTCGCCCTTGGCGGTGTGGCCGAGGTCGTGCAGGGCGTAGAGCCGGTCCTCTTCCTGGCGGGCCTTGGTCTTCACGGCGCGCAGCTCGTAGCCGAACACGCCCAGGACGGCCTGGATGGAGGGCAGGCTGGGGGCGTAGGCGGTGCGCCATGAGCGGATGGTGCGCTCGGACACGCCGGACCGCTCGGCCAGGTCGGCCCAGCCCAGGCGCTCCTCGTTCATGAGCTTGAACAGCATCCGGATGGCCGGGTCGGCCCGTTCGGGGACGCGGACGGTGGCGGGGCGGAACTGTCTCATTTGCGCTCGCTCCTCATGGCGGGGGTGGCAGGTGCCCGCACCAGCCCCTGGAGGCCGTTGTGGAGGCGCCTGGTGAGGCTCAGCAGGTTCGCCAGGAAGGCGTGGTCCTCGGAGCCCTCAGGGACCGTCTGGACGGCCTTCTCCAGGTTGCTGATGTGGCCGGCGATCAGACCGCCGTAGCGGTGGTCCAGCTCGACGCGGGCCATGTCGTGGGGGGTCATTCCGGCAGATCCTCCTGAACCGGCCTGCGGGCTTCCTGGAGCTGCTTGTGGGTGCAGACGCGCTGAGCGGCGCCAGTGCCGACGGTCCAGCCCGTGGAGGTGCGGACGGGGACGTGTCCGGCGTCCAGCAGGGCGCGGATGGCCTCCACCCGGAAATACTGCTGGAGGACGTCCACGGAGGCGCGGCCGCGGCTGGGGCGGGCGAAGCGGTGGGCGGGCATCCCGATCACTCCCAGCTCTTCTGGAACGGGATGTCGTCGTCCAGCGCCGAGGGCTTGCCGCCGCCAGCGGGACGGGACTGCTGCTGGCGCTGCGGGGTGGGCTCGCTGCTGCCGCTCTCGCCCTTCCCGCCCAGCATGGTCAGCTCGCCGCCGAAGCTGCGGAGCACGATCTCGGTGGTGAACCTGTCCTGGCCTTCCTTGTCCTGCCACTTCCGGGTTTCGAGCTTGCCGCGCAGGAAGACCTGACTGCCTTTCCTGAGGTATTTCTCGGCAATCTCCCCGAGCTTCTCGTTGAAGATAGCAACGGAGTGGAATTCGGCTCTCTCTTGCCGATTGCCGTCGCGGTCCTTGTAGGTTTCGGACGTGACCACCCGGAGGTTCACGACCTTGCCGCCATTGGCGAAGGAGCGCGCCTCGGGATCGCGGGCCAGTCGGCAGATCAGGTTCACTTCATTCAGGCTTCCGGCCATCTCAGAAGCTCCCCGCGATCATGGGAGCGTCCGAGCGCGCGCAGAGCGTCAGCGTCGCGCGCGTCTCTGACGCGGGAGTGACGCGCGTCAGAAAGCGCACCACACTGACCCCTCCCGTAGGGAGGGCGCGCGCCCGCGCGCGTTCTATATTCTGCAATTTGCGTGCCATTTCCATAAGCCCTTGATTTAACGGATTATGCGTCACTTCAGGAGTGACGCAGGAGTGACGCAGACGGCACTCGCAGGAGTGACGCAGGAGTGACGCAGGAGTGACGCGGCGGATCACTTCGCAGCATCCCTGGAAGGCTCGATCCACTCCGCCGCCGGGAGGCCGTCTGCTGCCCGCAGCCCTGACCGCGTGTTGCGACCGGAACTCCGGAAGGGCTGGATCTGGAAGCCCTTGGCCAGAAGTTCCTTCAGGATGCCCTTCTGAGCCTTCGTGTCGGTCACGCCACGGCGGTGGAACACAGCCACGACGGAGCGTTCTTCCTGAGGGTCCAGGCGTGCGCTGTAGGGGCCATTGGGGGTGCCAAGACGCACGTCGTTGGCGATCATGGTAACGAGGTCCGGATCGAAGCCGGCGCGGGGCGTGACGCTAGGGGCGGTCCAGGGGAGCGCTGCCGCGACCTGATCGCCATTGTCGAGCTCATAGCCAGCTAGTTCGTGCCAGTTGGCCTCGCCAGCCGAGGCATAGTTCGCCTTGGCGCTGTCCACCCGGAAGTACGACTTGCGGGAAGTCTTGGGGATTGCGAGCTCCTCTGCCTCCTCCTCCGACATAGGGGTGACGGTGAGAACGATGCGCGCCGCGCCTACGATGGCACCGCCGCCGCGTACGCTATCAGGGTCGCCAGCCGTGGCGCCCTTGCGGGTGTGGTGGATCAGCATGACAGCGCAGTCGTGTCGCTTGGCGAAGGCACGTAGGACGGCCAACACTTGCCTGACGGCGGTGTTGTCGTTTTCCTCGCCCGTGTGCAGCTCAACCAACGGGTCCATCATCACCACGTCTGGCTTGAGCTCCAGCGCCATGCGCTCTAGCTCCTCCCAAGCCTGGGTGAAGACGATCCGGCCAGAGGCGGCGTCCCTCTCCATCAACGTGCCGATGTTGTGCGGCCCGCAGCGATAGACGCGGTTGACGAGATCGCGGGGAAGGCGATCGAACTGGCGAAGGGCTGCCGAGAAGCGCCGCTTCTGCTCGTCGTCGTCGTCCTCGACGTTGTAGTTGATCACTCGGCAAGGCTTCACAGGCGAGAACGGGCCGTGCTCCAGCCCAAGGGCAAGCGCGGTGCACCACGACACCATGAGGCTCGATTTACCCGCCGACCCCATACCGGCCGCGACAGCCACGCTTCCGCGCATCAGGAACCGCGGCGCCACCCATGGTCGAGGTGGTATGGCAGCTTCCTCCCATTCACTGGAGTTGAACCACAGAGCGGTCTTCGGCTCATCACGCGATGGCCCAGGCTCTTCGTTCGCATAGGGCGCTTCCTCGTCCATCTCCGGGTAGGCGTCCTCATCCATGGGAGGCGGCTGTTGTGCTGCCCCCCTGCCCTGCCATCCGTTGGCTTTGGCCAGGAAGAAGATGGTCCCAGCGCCGATGCGGGTCGGCTTAGACCGTCCGAAGCGATCCCAATCCGACGCGCAGTTGTTCTCGTCGTGCTTGTTGGACTTGGAGCTCCATTGAGCCCACGCGCTGTAGCCGGCGTCAGACCCGCCGGTAGCGCGCCAGACGGCCAGGCCGATACGGATGTATTCGCCCCAATGCACGTCATTGTTCGGGATGAAGGCGAGGGCTGCCGTCACATCCTGGATCGGGGCCTGGGGATCGCCAGGAGAGCGAGGCCCGGCAGCATTGAGGCCTGTCGCCTCCACCACTTCCTGAAGCCGCTCCAGGGCCTCTTCGAGATGGATCTCTGCCTCGTAGTTGGCATCGACGATTGATGCCAGCCGTGGCGCCCGTTTCGTGTGCCAGGAACCGGGCCACCGCAGGGGGTGGGCCGGGGATGCCGCAGTACGGTCAGCCCCAACCAGGAGCGCCGCGAACCATCGGGCGTCCCGCAGGGAAGAGTGGCTCTCCTTGTCCCGCGTCGGCTCCGAAAGCCTCCAGTGCATATGCACCTTCGGGACGAGCTCACCCGTATTGGGATCGACCCAATCCCCACCCGAAGCCACTACAATCGTTGCGGGGCCAAGCAGGAACTCCAGCTTTGACCGAGCGGCGCGCGGGTCGGCGTCGTCCACTTCGACGGAGAGCGCCAAGCCATTCGCCACATCATCCTGACGAGCGCGGCGAGGATTATCGAACGTTGCTACAGGCGGCGCGAAGACAGCTGGCTTTGGGCCATTCGCCGTCTTCTCTGCGACCGCAACAGCCCGAGCCAGGACCGGCGCAATGTCCGGCCCTACCTGAACGCCCTCAATATGGACCGGCGGGACATCGCGAGCGTTCTGATCGAAGGCCCTGAGGCTGATGTAGGTGCCCTGATCCGCATGCCGGAAGATGGCCGACAAGAAGGCACGGATCTCTGGCCCATTGGGCTGGAGCCCTGGCGTCATGCGGGCACCCGCCTGCGGCTGCGGCGCCTCGGGCGGTACTGGACAGCGTTGCAGGCATCGGCCCACATGGGCTGCACATCAGCCCACATCGCCTCATCAACGCTTCCGTCGTAATAGTCGCTGATGCGGTCACGGTAAGAGTTGGTGAGGCATGCATACCCGAATGGCGTACCGCTGGTAGTGATGCACACGGGGTAGCCGTTGGGTGAATGCCAGTCCGTAGGATCTTCGGTTTCCTTCGATGCGAACCAGCCCAGACAAGCGCCATTGCCTGTTCCCCCATCCCACTCAGGGCGGAACGGCGCCATCCCGACGAGAATATGCTCGCCCGGGACTGTCGCCATGCGCTCCAACGTCTCGTCGTGCGGCTCCATGACAGGCTTGACTTCGATAAAAACAGGCCCGCCGAAGGTCTTGATGGCAAAGTCCGGAGACCAGATACCGAAGTCCACCGGCTCGTACTCGTGCTCCCATCCAAGGCGGTCGAAGAACGCCGCCCACTTCGCCTCAAGCCGGCTACGGTACATCCGCCCGCGATAGGCGGTGGGGATGGCCAGCCCGTCGTACTGGATCTCGCTCATGCCCGATCCCCCATCAGGGCGGCGATCTGCTGCATGGCGAGGGCGGTCCCGGCCGTCTCCTCCATGGCAACCTGGGGTGAGACCTGCCCAGCGGCGCAGGCGGCGCGCCAAGCCCGGAGGAGCGTCTGCCTTGCAGACTCGAATTCGGCCAAAGCAATGCTTGCGCGTCGGTCAGCCATGCTTATGATCACGGTGCCTGTCATTGGATCTAGATCATCCTTGGTTGGCGTGGCGCTCGTTCCGGCGGCTACCGGAGCGGGCGCTGTTGTTTTCAGGCGATGACGCCGGCCGCTTTGAACGCGGCCTTGGCTTCGTCCACGGAGCGCACCACGGCGACGTGGAAGCCCATGCGGCGCAGGCGGGCGTGGCAGTCGCGCTGGGCGTCCGAGATGACGCCGCCCTTCTCCCGCTTCACTTCGAGCCACACGATCTTCCCGCCCGGCCAGGCCGTGATCAGATCCGGCGCCCCAAGGCGCATCCCATCGGCTCGCTTGGCGGCGGCCTGCGCCTGGGTGAGGCGCCCGAAGGTCTCGTTCTCCAGGTGAATGACCTCCGCCTGCGGGTAGGCGCGGCGGACCAGTGCCACCACAGCCCGATGCACGCCGCCCTTGCCCGTCTCGCGGGCGCCGCGGCTCTTGGCCGGACGGGAGCGGATGGGCTTCTTCGGCGCCGGGCGGTCGATTTCGTCGGCCACGGGGATATCCTGCTGGACCAGCATCACACGCCCTCCCACCCATCGGCCCAGCGGGCGGACAGCACGGCCGGCGAGCGGTTGGCCGCGCGGGCCTGGGCTGCGGGGTCGGGCACGCGGTCGATGATGCTGGGTGCCGGCGGGCCCTTGGGGCGGTGGATCTCCGGGATGCGGTACTCGGGGAGCAGCGCGGAGACGCGGCGGCGGATGGGAGGCGGCGTGTAGGGTGCCGGCTCGGGCTCCACGGGCTCGGGCGTGGCGACGGTGCCCTCCAGGAGCTTCTTGACGGTGCTGGGATGGCAGCCGACGCGAGCGGCGATCTTGTTGAGGGACAGGCCCTCGGCGCGGAGTTGCTGGACCGTTGCCTCGGTGACGGCGACGGACGGCAGGCGCTCGCGGAACACGGCGCGCGGGTCGCCCTGGTTGCGCGCCGTCTCGATGACGCGCTCGACCGTGCGGGGCTTGCCGACGATCCCGGCACGGACGATCTGCCGGCGAGACATGCCGGCGAACCACGCATCCAGGATGGCCTCGCGATCGACGCGGCGGGGATCGAACTTGGACGGCGGGAGGAGGCCCTGCTTGCGGGCAAGCGTGATGTGGTGCTCCAGCCCGCGGGGGCGCATTCCCAACTCGGCGCAGATGGCGTCGGTGGTGAGGCCCTGCTTGACCATCTCGATGATGCGGGGATTGGGGGCGGGCATCAGCCAGCCCTCCGCGACCGGTGGCGGCGCTCGCCAAGCTCGGCATCCGAGAGCATGGGAACGCGGCTGTCGCCTCTGAGGCGCGCTTCGTAAATCCAATAGCCCGCCGTCCCCATCGGGACGCCATGCTCGTGCGCCAGTTCCTTGAGCAGCTTGCCGCTGGTCGCCCAATCGCGGATGACCGCCTCGCGCTGCGCGGGGGTGTAGGTGGCGCGGGGCATCACCACCTCCCCGCGCGGTCGTTCCAGCGCTCAGCCGCGTTGTGAGCCCACTCTGCGATCCGGACCCACATATCCCTCAGTCTCGACGCAAAGCGCCTGGCTCGAATTCCCATGGCTGATCCTGTTCTGTAGCGCGGCACGGCGCGCGTGGAGGAGGGCTGACCGCTGCTCGAAGCGGCGCGCACTGGCGGCCAGCTCCATCTCAGCAAGGCGGCGGATGGTCTCGGCGGTGTGCGCCGGCACGGTCATCTCGCAGTAGGCGAGGCGCTTGATCTGGCCGACCGTCATGGCGGTGGCCTGCGCGATGCGGCTCCAGGCCGACTTCGCGTTCATCTCGCCCCACGCGACCTGGATGTCGCGGATGAGGTCCGCGATCTCCTGCCGCACCGACTGGTCGGAGACGATGATGGCGGCGCTATTCATGGCCGCCGGGAATTCTTTGGGGGCGGAAGACAATTCCGTCACGGTTGTTCGGTCCTGCTGCATGATGTTGCTCATGCAGCGAGTGACCACTACGAAGCGAACGGGTAACCAAGCGAAGGGGCGTGCCGGCCAGGGCGCGCTCCTTCTTCGTTTCAGGGCGCTGCCGCGATGGCGGCTGCCGGAATGCGCCGTAGCACACCACATGCGCCGGGACTTCGGCGGCGCGGGTCATGGGGTGGCCTCGCGGGGCAACAGGTCGGTCGCTGTGACCGCACCCTTCGTTGCCCGGAAGATCGCCTCCGCCTGACGGCGACGGGGGAAAGCCTGTCCGGCCTTCCATTTGTAGATCGTGGCCCAATGGACGCCGACCGCATCGGCTAGTTCAGCCGGCCTGGTCTTTGTCGAGGCCATCCATTCGGAGAGGGTCATGGCGGCTATTAGCCATAATCGCTAAGGGGAGCGCAAGCCATTTTCGCTATTCAGACCATCACTCCCTTTCCGGCCCTTCGCCAGAATGTCCGCATGGGAAAGCAGTCACGGGTACGGCGAGAGCCGATGCCAACACTTCGCCAATGGCGAGAAGCCCTGGGTCTATCTCGACCACAAGTGGTGGACAGGATTGCCGCCATGTCACAGTCTGTTCCTGGTTTGGACCAGGCTACACTGGCCAAGTGGGAGAAGGGCGAGACGGCCGTGCGCGTTGAAGACCTTAAGCTTCTTGCCCAGGTGTACGGTGTTCCGGTGGATCGCCTGTTCTATCCTCCAGGCGACGATCGGACCCCCGAAGCAATGAAGCGGGCTTTTGACGTCATCGTGAGCAAGGACCCGGAAGCCGTCCAGAAGTGGTTGGCCATGGGGGAGGTGATTGAGGAGGCAAAAAAGGGCGGCTGACGCCGCCTTAGCTTTTTTCGCTAAAACTGCTTGACCTGCCCTTAGCTATTATCGCTAATATGCTCCATCGCCACCCGGCATGGAGCCAGACAGTGCCCACCCCGTCCAGCCAGATCGTACCGGTCCACGACGCCGACATCGGCGGCGAGACCGTCCAGGCCGTCGATGGCCGCGAGTTGCATCAGTCGCTGCAGGATGCATTTGACCACCTCGGCCTCAAGAGGGTCATGGAGGTCGCGACTGTCGGCAGCATAGCAACCCTGTATGCGCAGGCATCTCTACAGGACGACCCAAGCGAAAGCCTTCGGTCCGTTCTTCAGGTCCGCGATAACCCGGCGTTCGCGCCGATGTTCCATGATCCTGCTATCGGCGACACGCTGCGTGAACTGGAATGGGCCTTCATTGGGGCCACTCAGTCTCGCATCGCGCGTCATTCGCATGAGCTTCGTCTTGCTCAACCGTACTTCTCGGCAAACATCGGAACGCTTCTACCCAACGCGGTGCTTCTCAACGAGAAGAAGCTCGTAGGTGGATTGTGCGACTTTCTTGTCATGGTCGATGGCGAGAAGCGACCTGTCGAAGTCAAGCGTGATGTCTTCGATCGCGCTGCCATGACGCAACTCCGTCGATACATGAATGTGTACGGATCGTCTCACGGATACGCAGCAGCGCCTTCCATCGCCTGCGAACTCGACAGCGACATGACATTCATCGAGCTGAACTTTCGCATCCACTGACCCGCCTTGCCGCCGCGCTGAACCAGCCGAGCGCGATCTAACCCCCTACTTCCCACCCACCCGCTGATGGAGCAGCCCAAGTGAGCGAGACCGCTACCACCGAAGCGCCGCGTTTCTACAAAGTCCTGACGGCAGAAGGCCGCACGCATGGATCGGGCGGAGCTCCGATCACCCATTGGCCGCTGCCGGTGATGAATGAGGACGGTAGTCACACTCCCGGCGACTGGACCGCGCCCATAGAGGACCCGAAAGCCTGTGTGAGAGGCTGGCACCTTGCGACGCATACTGGCCTGATCGAATGGATACGCAAAGGCGCGATCGTGTTCCTGGCCGAGGGCCGGGGCGACAGCGATGCGGACGGTGATGACAAGGCTTCCTTCTCCAGCGCGCGATTGATCCGCCCCGTCGGCACGCTGACACCGAAGGCTCTACGTCTCTTTGCGGCGGATTGCGCCGAGCGGGTGCTTTTCATCATTGAGCGGGACGGCGGCAATGTTGCCGTTGCCCGTCAGGCGATCGAGGCGGCCCGCGCCTATGCGCGAGGCGAGATCAATCTGGAAGAGTTGGATGCGTCCAGGGATGCGGCCAGGGCTGCATCCATGGATGCGGCCAGGGATTCGGCCAGTGATGCGTCCAGGGATTCGTCCTGGGCTGCGGTCTGGGCTGCGGCCTGGGCTGCGGCCTGGGCTGCGGCCAGGATTGCGGCCAGGGATGCGGCCTGGGCTGCGGCCTGGGCTGCAGCCTGGGCTGCAGCCAGTGATGCGGCCAGGGCTGCCGAACGCCAGTGGCAGGCCGACAGGCTGGTCACGCTCATTGAGGGGAGCGCCGCCTAATGCGCCGCCTCCTCCTTGCCGCTGCTGCGGCGCTCGCGATCACGGCCCCGGCCGGTGCGGAGACCATCTGGAGCAAGCCCACCGGCAAGTGGGTGGCCAGCCTGAGCCTGAGCGACGTCGGCCCGATCTGCACCATGGGCACGCAGGGCCGCAACACGGACGGCAACCCGGTGGAGCTGCTGTTCGCCGCGGCGCCACGGATCGGCGTGGTGGTCTCCTACGTGGTGCATGGCCGCTCCGTCGCCAACCTGACCGGCCTGGCCGTGATGGTGATCGGCTCCAGGACGCACACGGTGCAGTTCAAGGAGCTGGAGCCGGACGGTTCCTCTCGCGGGACCGGCGGCCTCGTGAAGCGCGACGACGCATCGGCCATCGACTTCCTGCGCGACTTCGCCAACGCCACGTCCGCGCGGCTGATCCTGCCCAGCGGCGAGGTGCTGAACGTCAACATGACCGGCACCAAGGCGGCCACGGTGAACATGCTGGAGTGCGTGGGCGTGGTCGAGCAGATGAAGCGCCAGAACGCGCCGGCCGAGGTGTCGTCCAAGCCGGGTCGGAGGGTGTGATGCCTCGCTACCTGACAAAGCGCCAGCGTCGCGATCGCGCCACTCACCAGTCCAAGAACCGGCTTGCCCTGCGTCTTGTCCAGACCCTGGCGGCCGCTTCCCTCACCACCATCGCCGTCGCCGTGCCGTATGCGCTCGGCGGGCTGATCATGGGGATGCTGTGATATGAGCTTCATCGAACGCATCAACACGCGGATCGAGACGGCAGACGACCTGATGTCCGAAGCAGACGCTCTGCATGATGACCTCGGCGACCTGTTGGGCAAGCTCCGGCGTCGCCTGGACTGCGCCAGAGCCACGGGCGGGATTGCCAGCCTGGAGCGACTGGAGGTGTCGCTCAAGGTCGCAAGCATGGCCCTGAAGGCCGCGCTGGACGAGATGGAGGCGTCGATCTGATGTCCGACCCCCTCGCCAACATCCGGAACCCGCAGTTCTGGGACGAGATGCAACTCGCCGCCCTGCGCCGGCTGTACGCCACAACCCGCGAAAAGCTCCACCGCGAGCGCATCGCCGAGAACATCCGCGCCACCGAGGCCCGCATCCAGGAGAAGCAGAACGATGTCCGCTGAAAACGTGATCCGCCCGACCTGCTGGCAACAGGCCACCGCCTACGCATCGACCGGCAGCATCCCTCCCGGCAACGTCTGGCGCGGCCTGGCGCACGCGATCCCGGCGGGGCTGCTGATGTGGGCGCTGCTGATCTGGGCCGCCGTGGAGTGGGTGCTGTGAGCCGCTTCTCCGACCAGATCCGGGACCGTCTGCGCGACGTGGCATCCACGGTCCTGCTGCGGCACCAGACCTCGGACGCGCTGTTCGCCGTGCTGGACGATATTCAATCGGCGCACGACATGGACGCCGCCATGAGCCGCATGCTCGCCGCCGTGGTCGCTGCCGACGATGACGTGGCGCTGTGCAAGAGCGCGGAGCAGGCCGCCGTCACCGCCCGGCGCGACGCCGAGACGCTGCGGGAGACGCTGCGGGCGGCGCTGGAGGAAGCGATGACTGAGACCGGCGCACCAGCGGTGGTGTCCGGCTTCCACATCGCGGAGCTGCGCGAGGGCCGCCCCAGCGTGGTCGTGACCGACCCGGACGCGCTGCCGGACGAGATGTGCCGGATACGCCGGGAACCGGATAAGCGCGCCATTCAAGCGGCGCTCGCCAAGGGTGCCGTCAGCGGCGCCAGTCTGAACAACAGCCGCGCGGTGCTTTCCGTGCGGGTCAAGGAGCCCGTGAAGGCATGAACGCAATCGCCAAGACCGGCGGCGCCCTCGCCGTCGAGCGTGTCAGCCAGGACGCCATGGCCGTCCTGAAGCACAGTCTCTATCCCGGCGCGGCCGATGACAGCGTGGCCATGGTGCTCTCCTACTGCGCAGCCCGCGGTCTCGATCCTATGCTGAAACCGGTGCACATAGTGCCGGTCTGGGACCAGAAGTCTGGTTCGATGCGTGACGTGGTGATGCCAGGCATCCCGCTCTACCGCATCCAAGCAGCGCGGACCGGGAACTACGCTGGCAAGAGCGAGCCTGAGTACGGGCCTGACGTGACCGAGAAGCTCGGCGCCCGGTCCGTGACCTACCCCTCCTGGTGCCGTGTGACCGTCAGGCGGATTATCGCTGGGCAAGTCTTCGAATTCACGGCGAAGGAGTACTGGAAGGAGAACTACGCGACCAAGAAGCGCGACACTGACGAGCCCAATGCAATGTGGGCAAAGCGTCCCTATGGCCAGCTTGCGAAATGCACCGAGGCCCAGGCCCTTCGCATGGCATTCCCGGAAGAGACTGGTGGCGAGCCGACAGCCGAGGAGATGGAGGGCAAGGTTCTCCCGCCCGATGCTATGCCAGCAGCGCGCGGGCCGACCATCGACGGCAACGCCCGCCCCACGCAAGCCGGCGGCCTCCTGGAGCACGTCCAGCAGCAGCGCACGCAGGGCCTGCCGCTGATCGACAGCCAGGGCACCACCCGCGCCGTCTCGCCGGGCAAGTGGCTGGAGAAGGCCGCCGAGGTGCTGGGCAAGCTCGCCACCTACGAGGCGGTCGAGCAGTGGTCCACGGCGATGCGGGAGCACCAGGCTGCGGTGCCGGCGGATCTCTGGGACGAACTGACAGCGCTGACCACCGACCGCGCCGACGCGCTGGCCGCCGTGGAGAGCACGGGAGGGGCGGATGAGTGAGGCGAAGAGGCTGCTGGATCTGGCGGCGCGGGTTGAGGCGCTGGAGCAAGCCATCCGTTGGGTTGGTGATGTGGTGCCGAGCACGGTGGACGGTGGCGCCAACGTTCACATGACGTGGGACGAGTTTAACGAGATGCGGCGCTTGATGGGGTGCCCGCCAATAAAGCCACGCCCAAGCCGCAGCGCCCGAGCCGCAGCGCCCGAGCCACCACCACCCACCCCCAGGAGACCGGCCATGGCGAGTGAGCACACGGACGGCCGCTACTACGCGCGTGATGGCTTGGTCTACAAAGCGCCGGTTCAGCACGACAAGCCTGACGGCAGCACGTCGTTCAGCCTGGGCTTCCCGGTCTGCAAGGTGCTCGAATACGTGGGCGAGGATGCGGCAGAGACCGTTGCCCTCCTGATGAACCAGGGCGAGCAGGCGACCCACCTCCGCGAGGTGAACGCGGCGCTCAGAAAGGCTCTCTCACAAATCACATGGGAGCTTGACTGCATCAACACGGCGTCCCTGGCGCGGAAGGTAAAACTGAGTGTCGGAGACAGCGTGCAGAACGCTCTCGACCAAGCCCGCGCCGCCCTCGCCCGCGCCAAGGGAGAGCAGGCGTGAGCTACATCGACTTCATCGCCGGCAAGGCACCGAAGGCACACCCATCTGGGTTGGACCATGTTCCTGATCTGAACCCAGCACTGTTCCCGCACCAACGGGATTGTGTCGAGTTCGGACTGCGCCAGGGCCGCTTCGGGCTGTTCCTGGACACAGGGCTCGGAAAGACGCTCTGCCAACTCGAATGGTCGAAGCACGCCGCCGCAGCCACGAACGGATCAGCGCTGATCCTGACGCCACTGGCGGTTGCGGCGCAGATCGTGCGCGAGGGCAGGCAGTTCGGCTACGAGGTCCGGCAGATCGCAGACCAGTCCGATGCCGGTCCGGGGATCAACGTCTGCAACTACGACCGGCTTGACCGCATCGAGCCGGGCTCTTTCGGCGCAGTTGCGCTGGACGAGAGCAGCATCATCAAGAGCTTCAACGGCAAGACCACTCGCTCACTCATCGAGGCATTCTCGCACCATAGGTTCAGGATGGCGGCCACGGCCACTCCCGCGCCCAACGACCACATGGAGCTAGGCACACACGCCGAATTCCTGGGCATCATGACTGCGACCGAGATGCTGATGCGGTTCTTCATCAACGACACTTCCACGGCATCGCAGTCCTGGCGTCTAAAACGCCACGGAGAAGCTGCGTTCTGGGACTGGATGGTGTCATGGTCGCGTATGGCAGAGACACCGGCAGATTTCGGTCACGACGCGTCATCCTACGTCCTGCCGCCTCTGCGTGTGGATCGGCACCGGGCTGCCGGCGATGTCCGGGCGCCTGCCGGCGAGTTGTTCGCTGCGGATATCAGCGCGACCTCGCTGCATCAGGTGAAGCGGGAAACCGCCGATGCGAGGGCCGCGATGGTAGCCGGGTTAGCCAACGGCAATGACCGCCCCTGGGTTGTCTGGTGTGACACCGACTACGAGGCCGACGCGCTGGCAAAGGCGATCCCCGGTGCTGGTGAGGTGCGCGGATCGCACACTCCGAAGCAGAAAGAAGAAACGCTGGCCAACTTCGCATCGGGCAACCTGCGTGTACTGATCAGCAAGCCTGTCATCTGCGGCTTCGGTTTGAACTGGCAGCACTGTTCCGACATGGCATTTGTCGGAAGGTCATTTTCTTATGAGGCATGGTATCAGGCCGTCCGCCGTTGCTGGCGTTTTGGGCAGCGGAAGCCGGTTTACTGCCACATCATCGTGGCTGAGGGAGAGGACCAGATCGGCCGCGTGATCGACCGCAAGAGCGAGGACCATGCCCGGATGAAGCGGGCGATGGCGGACGCCATGCGCCGCGCCACGAGCAGCGCGGCAGAGATCAAAGTTCCCTACCGACCCACCCATCTGATGGAGGCTCCCGCGTGGCTATCCGTTGCCTGAACAGCGCCAGTGGTAACAACTGGACGGCGATCCATGGCGATTGCGTCGATGTGCTAAGTCAGCTGCCGTCCGAGAGCATTGGCTTCTCGGTCTACAGCCCGCCGTTTGGCAATCTGTTCGTGTATTCAGACAGCGCAGCCGACATGGGCAATAGCGCGACAGATGGCGAGTTCGAGACGCATTATGCCTACGAGGTCCGCGAGAAGTTCCGCTTGACCAAGCCGGGCCGCCTAACAGCGGTTCATTGCTCCGATCTGCCCATGACCAAGTGGCGGGACGGCGAGATCGGGATCAAGGATTTTTCCGGGACCATCATCCGGCTGCATGAGGCGGCGGGATGGGTGTTGCATTCGAGGGTGACGATCTGGAAGTGCCCCGTGGTGGAAATGACGCGCACCAAGGCACTGGGGCTGCTCTACAAGCAACTCCGCAGCGACAGCGGGCGAAGCCGCATGGGGATGCCGGACTATCTCCTGGTGTTTCGCAAGCCGGGCGAGAACGCTGAGCCGATCACGCATCGAGCGGAGGAATTCCCTGTCAGTCAATGGCAGGAGTGGGCATCTCCGGTGTGGATGACGGTCAACCAGACCCGCACGCTCAACGTGAAGGCTGCCAAGGAGCAGGCTGACGAAAAGCACCTCTGCCCGCTGCAGTTGGACGTGATCGAACGCGCCCTACACATGTGGAGCAACCCAGGTGACGTGATTATGTCGCCGTTCCTGGGGATCGGATCGGAGGGCTGGTGTTCGCTGCGAACCAAGAGGCGGTTCATCGGGGTAGAGTTGAAGGAGAGCTACTGGCGGCAGGCGTGCAGGAACCTGGCATCCGCCGAGAGCAATTCTGGTGATCTGTTCGACATTGGAGACGCAGCATGACCCACCACACCACCGGGGAGGACCGCAGCGTGAGCGGGGAGCGGCAGATGGCGCCCATTCTGAGTGCCGCAGAGACGGCGGATCGCCTGGAAGCCTGGGCTCGCGAAATGCTGGCTTCCACGCCGCCGAAGACTGGCGCGCTGCACCTTCTGGACGCGGTGCATTATCTCCGCACCGCCGCCCCCACCGTGCCCAGCACGGCGATGGGGAAGCGGGAGGCACGTCTAGCTGCGGCGCTACGCGAGGCGCGGGATTTCGTGGGCAAGAACTACTGTCCAGCAGGCTTGCGCGCACGGATCAACGCCGCCCTCGCCACCCCGCCCGCGCAGCCTAAGAACCTGTGCGACTGCGAGCGGTCGCACAACGGCCTAGGAATGGCGGGGCGTGAGTGTGACTGCCCGGCAAGAAATCCGCCCGCGCAGCATCCAGAGGATCGTTCCTCAAGAGTTGCCGGACGCACGGTCGATGCAGGGGCATGGTTTGACGAAGCCCTTGAGCAATCCTTGTCCATAGACGTGCCCCTGGCAGGAGCAGGCGCCATGACCGCGCCCAGCACGGCGGCGGGGGAGCGGGAGCGGCTGGAAGAGGAGCGTAATCGTCTCAGCAACCACTTCGGCTATGGGGCGCGATTGGACGGCAGCACTCGTGATCGTATCGCTGCTATCGATGCAAGGCTCGCCGCCCTCGCCACCCCGCCCGCGCAGGGAGTGGAGGAAGAGACTGAGACGCTGGAGAACCTGATCGACGCCGCGATTGGCGCGCGCACCACCCCGCCGTGGCAGGAGCAGGCGGCGCAGATCAGGAGGGATGCGCTGGAAGAGGCCGCTCGTATCTGCCGGGATGAGGCGATGCTGTGCCGCAGAGATATGAGGATGGTCGCGGCCCTGTCGGCAGAAACCTGCGCCTACCTCATCCGCGCCCTGCTGTCCAAGCCCGCGAAGGGGGAGGGAAAGTAATGCACGGACCCTATAGCGAGTTGTGGCGTCTGATACAGGACATCGAGGTCGTGCTGAATGAGATAAAGGAAGACCAGCATCCTCGTCTCAACGCGCTTCGTAAGGCTTTGGAAAACGTTAGGGACATCGCACGAGATGGGGCAGGAGAGGAGGCTCTTTACGATGACCACTGATTCTACTCACGAGGCTGCGGAGCGGGCGCGGTTTGAGGCGTGGGCGCAAAGCCAACATTATTGCCTTAGCCGCGATAGACAGGGCTACTACGCCAGTGTTGCTACACATGCAGCTTGGGCCTCATGGCAAGCCGCACTCGCCGCGCAGGAGGGCACCGACAATGGCTGACGCGCAGACACTTACGCGAGCGCAGCGGAGACGACTTCCGAAAGCGAAGCTGTTGCAAATTGAATGGAGCACCGGCGCCTCATACTTCGCACGCTTCCGATTGGCCAACGCACTGCGCTGGCAGATTGGGCGGCTTACAATCACGCACCGCGCGCCGTGGCTTGCTCATGTGGCGCGCGCTCATCATCCCCACCTGTTTCGAGATGGAGACGCAACATGACCGCTGACGCGCAGACGCTGCGGGAGATCGAAGCCTGCATTGCACGAATTGAGCG